TTTTTGGTGTTAATACCATTTGCATTAAAGCATAAGGAATTGCTTTAAGTATATTTAATTGCAATTCGGCATTCATGTTTGGTAGGTCTATTATTACATTAGTTTCACCTGAATCAATGGCTTTTTGTGCACCACCCTTTAACGCATTGTCAAAAAAATCGGCTGATTTTGTTACGTTTGGGGTTATTTGTGAATTATCATAATTTTGCGTGTTTATTGTATTTGTGTTATTTAATTCAGTTTGATTGTTTGTTTCACCCCCATAACTATAAACGTCATTAATATTTGAATTATTAAATAATTCATCTAATCCTGAAATTATATCATCTGGGTTTATATCCAAATCTAAATTACCACATGTTGAGAAACGTATTTGACCATTCGATCGTAATAATGTGTTACGTTCAATCTCATCAAAATCATTAAAATTAAAACTAAATGGTTCGGTTGTTTGATTATTATTTAAATCACCAATACCAATAGGTTGTCCTATTGATGTTTCACCATTAGAATTGGCGTCAAGTTGTTTTTTTAAAAGCTGGTTAGCCGAATTTTCTGAGCTACCTTCACCAACGGGAGATTCAGAGCAAAAACCAAATATTTTTTGAAGACCCAAAATTGTTGAATTTTGTTTTCTAATCTCAAGTTTACTTTTATTGGTTTTGATTGATATTGCACCAGTTATTAAATCGGTTAAAATTGTTGTAAAATTAACCATATTAAAAATGGGGTTTATTAGTGTTAAATAATCATTTAGCCAAATGTTAAATCTTTTATTCTCATAAAATGCACCAAATTTAAATATAAAAACATTGGGGTTTTTTGAATATATTTTAAATAACTCATTACCTTTATATGACATACTTAATGCCGCGTCATCATTTACGATACTTTGTGCTTTGTACATTACAAAGTTTGCATGTATTTGTGGGTTGTCACCTTCATACATATAATTACCAGGTTTGGTATTTGGGTCAATACCCAATAAACCAAAAGCGTCAATTTCATTTTTGTTAATTTCAATACCCAGACTAGATTTTGTTGTATATTTAGTTGGGATAATAATCGTATTATCACAACCGAATTGTGAAAATAAACTTTTAGTAATTACCTTATTTAATTCATCAGTTTTTTTTAGCTTTGATAAACTACCCTTTAAAATTATATTTTTAAATTGTTTTTGACCCTTGGTTGCTTTAACTAATTCAAATAAGAAATCAACAAAATCCATATTGTTTAATCTCCTACTAGTTTCATTTTCTAGTGGTTTAAAAGATCTACTATTAAAAAGTGAACGATATCTCGCAAATATTTCGCTTTGTTGACTCATTATTCCTCGTATTCCTTTTCATTATTTGAATTGTTATTGTTTTTCATATAACTTTCAGCCCATTTTCTATCTTCCTCGGTGATCACAATTGATGCACCAGAGTCTGCTGTTTTACCATTTTTATATATGATGTCACTCTGTATTTTTATTAGTCTTAATTTTTTTTCAATGGTACCATCAATTATTTTTAATAACTCATTAGTGATTTTACCAACTAGGGCGATATCATGATTTTCATTAATATCTTTACTGTATTTTTTATAAGCCGTTAATGCCTTGTTTCTTTCATCCACAATCTCATTATACGTTTCCTGCATAAGTTCTTTCATGCTTTCTTCAGTAACATCAACTTTTTTCTTTTTTTGTGTCTTGTTTATCATAATAATTTTATTTATATATAAATATCAATCTTCTAAATATTTGTTTTTAAATAAACCATATAATACTTTATATCTTTTCATGCTATTTCTAATTTCTTTAGTATTAAGTCCTGTAATATTCCTTATATATAATAAAATTAGATTTTTATTAAACTTTGTTGAGTTTTTATTTGTTGTGTTTTGGGTGAATAATTCACGCCATTCTTCTAGTATTTTAACTAACGCATTACCAACTTTAAGCTCATTATCGTTTAGATTAGTATTTTCAATTTCTTTTTTTATCGAATTACATAATTGATCTATAAAGTGCGTTAAGTTGAGTTCATTTTCATCAATTCTATACAACAATTCATCTCGCTTTAAAAAATCTTGTTCGGTATCATCAATATTGGTAAAAGACGTATTTTTTTTATACTCCTTCATCATTTCATTGTATAGGTAATTCTTACAAACCGTACCAAAATATGAAAATGATTTGTTACCCTTTTCGGGTTTAAATTTATCAAATTTAGTCATTAAAAAAGATAGGGTATCCGAATGTAAATCATTAAAGTCGTAAGACTGTCTATATAATTTATAAGTTCGGATAATACTTTCTATCATCGTATTTATGGGTTCTTGTAAATGTTCACGATAAATCTGCTCCCTTTCGATGATATTTTTTGAATTTAAAAAAGACACAACGGCTTCTTCTTGATCTATACCATAATAATTGCGTTCTTTCTTTTTTCTGGACATATACTATTCATTGACGATTACTTCTTCCGCGTAGGTTATATCTCTATCCTCACTAAAGAAGTATTCTTTTTTAGCCGTATCCATCCAAAATTTAGCTTCATCTGGTTGTATTCTGAATGATTCATCAATGCTATTTTTATATTCCCAGAATAATGAACCTGGTCGCATATTTGTGTGTTTATAGCCCATTTTAGGTATTACCATAATATTTCTACCACTATTTGTAAAACGTAATAAAAACTCATAATTAAACGTCAATTTAATCGATGGTTTATACCCACCTATTGTTTTGAATACTTCTGTTTTAATAACCATACCATCTGGATTAATATTTGGGTATTCCAATAATACTTCATGATCAATTTGTCCTAAAGTTTCTGAAAAATTAAAAGCCCAAGCCGCTTCGTTTGTAAATCCAACAAAATTATTGTCTGATGTAACATCGGTAATTATCGGTAAAAACATATCAGTATCAGGATATGCTTCTGTATAATTTTTAACATTTGTTAACCATTTAACTGAAAACTCATCATCAAATTCTAGAAAACTAAAATAGTTTGTGGTTATTTGTCTGACAGCAAAATTAATTTGTTTTTGGAATTGCTTACCTTCTGTATTTTCGATAACATCAATTTTAAAAGAATATTTTGATGTATCTAATTTATTTAATACTTCCCTAACTTCACCACATGAACATCTAACAATTATCACATTAGATGGGTGTATTTCATTATTTTCAATACTCATTAAAGCTGAGTGTAGTAGTTGATCGAAGTTTTGGTCGGCTACTGAATGTACTGGTATAACTACCGTTAAATCTATATTACTTTTCATCTTTTGTTAAATTTTTTTCAATTGTTTCTTTTATTTTATTTAATTTAGCTATTTTTCTATCAAGGATAGATGTGTATGTTTCAACCGTAGCTTTTTCGAAAATTTCCATATTATATTTATCTTTTATGGTTTCACTAACATTGCTCAAATTCTCTGGTAATAAATCTTCCATCCAATTCTTAATATAACTAAAAATTAAATCTGGTATTTGATTTTCATCATAAACCCAGATACCATTTTCATCCGTCATCCATTCTGGTATTATATTTGGTACCTTACCAATAACTGGTATATTTGACATTATTGATTCGATTGGGAATGTACCAAATGTGCTATCATCATCAACCCAAACAGATAGTGCACATTCTTTTAAATTTTTAGCAAAATCTTTCTCCGTCATACCATGCATATCTTTAAAAGATACAAAACGATATAAAGGATATTTTAAATAAAAAGTTTTTATTATTTTAGCAGCTTTTCTTTGATCCCTAGCATGTATAGCTATAACAGGCATTTGAGGTTTTTCACTTGGTTTAAAAAAATCGGGTATTGCTGGGTTTACAAAATTAACATCTTTAATACCAACCAATTCTTCAACCATTTCTGATAACGTTTTTGATGTTGTTATACATTCATTAACATCGAAATCTAACCACGATTTACCTGGTGAAAAACTATCTAATAAATAATCATAAGATTGAATCAATATTGCTTTATCAATAGGTAATTGTTGAATTTGTTCAAAAACATTACCATATATTTCAGGAACAACAATTAAATCTTGAGGCCCTACAGTTAAATTATTATCTTCAATTGAAGTATGTTCCAATGAATCATATTCCTCACCTAACCAACTACCTGGTTTAATGTAGTCATTTTTTTCATGTAAAATACTTACATTATAGCCATTATTTTTTAATACCATTGCTTGTCTGTAAATATAAGCAACGCTAGCTCTAGCAGTGCCTTTAGTATCTGGTGATAAAAAGACAATTTTAGATTCCTTGTTTGTAATCTTATCTATTGCTTGATTAAGATTGTTTATAGTTTCATTTGTTTTTTCCATTAGATTGTTTCTTTTATGGTTTTTATTATATTTTTTAATTCTTTAATGTTATTTAAATTAATAATAGTAAAATCTGATTTTATGTCAAGATTAAATTCATTTTTTACTTTGATTGAGATTTTATTTTTTGGTTTCTTTTTTAATATTTTAGGATCATCGCTAATTAGGATATCAACCTCATCCCAAAAACCTTTATGGTCATTTGGAAATAGTATTTTATTAAAGTCAAAATTATTTTTTGATAAAAAGAATAATGTGGCACACTTAGATCTTGGTGATTCTTTATTAAGTAGCACAAACTTAACCTTTAATTTTTTTTCATATTCTTTTAATTTTAAAAGAATACCTGATACCGACTCTTCAGATCGACCAAAAACCTCAAAAGATGCTTCTTGGTACATAAAATCGTGAACATTGAAATTTTCATCTGATTCATTTAATTCAAAATCAGTTTGTTCTTCATTAACTTTAAACTCTGATATTTGTTGATCATTTTGCTTGGTTGGAAATGATTTTTCTAAATCAAATGGATTGATAGGTTGTATTGGTTCATCACCAGTTACAATGTTATAAATTTTTGAAAGTTGTTCAATATGATCCCTAAGGATATTGTTAATTGTAATACCAATAACCATAATAATGTATTTTTTTA